ACCGGGCAGTTAAGAAGATCTGTTACATCGGATGTGGTGACAGCATGAACGATCAAGTAAAAATAGAAGTGATTTCTGAATTGATCAAGAACACTTATGAAGCTATGGGAATGGCTGTGGGAGAGATTAAGCCCTGTGGCGTAGCGAACTTCATAGTTGAGATCATAGACATCAATGGACCACGCGAAGTGCTTGTTAATATATTTTTACAAATGATAAATATAAATGGTACTCATTAACGCAAATAAATTAACGCTTTCTCAAAATGTCGGTGGGCTTCCTGATGTGAGTGCTGCCGTGATGTCTTTATTACAGCCTGTTAATGTGGGCATTGTGACACAGCAGATGATCAATGGGTACTATAAACCTATTACTCGCACAATGTCAACGCAAGCATCTATTCAGCCAATCCCTCAAGAACTTGCAATAAAGATGGAAGGGGAGAGAAATTGGAGATGGCATTTAATCCATATATTGCCAAATGTTCTTTTGAATAACAATGATCTGATCACGCTTTTTGGGATTACGTATAAAGTAATGAAGAAAGAAAACTGGACTCAGTATGGTTATTTAGCTTACTTTGTCGTCGAGAATTTCGATAATGCTCAGTCAAATTGAACATATTACATCTTTAGATCTATTGCGCGATATCATCCAAGAAGAAATGTGTTTGCCTGATGATCAGATATTTATTTACGCACAACCAAATATTTTACCTTCTGACATGAAACTTTATGTGGTAGTGGAGTACAAATATTCAAAAATTTATAGCAATAGGAATCTGACGCCTGTTGATGCAGAAGACAATATTACTCAGGAACAGAATGTTAATACTCAGGAATTCTTGACAGTTCAATTGTTCTCGCGGAGTTTTGAAGCATTGCGTAGGAAAGAAGAAGCGGCAATGGCATTGAAATCATTTTACGCCCAACAGATTCAAGAGAAATATTCGTTTAAATTATCGGTCAATCCGAACATTTTAGACCTAACTTCTCTTGAAGCATCAGCCATGTTATATCGCTATGATGTGCCAGTAGTTTTCTTGAGTGCTTATCAGAAGATTAAAACCGTTGAATGGTATCAAAGCTTTAATGTTGAAGTTATCGCAAATGACGGTCAACCTGATATGGAGTCAGAATTTACGCAACCAACAGTGAGTTTACCAATATGAGTTATGGATATATTTATAAGACGACAAATTTAATCAATGGCAAGATCTACATTGGTCAGCATAAGGGATGCTTGAGTTCTCACTATATTGGAAGTGGGAAATTAATCCGATGGGCTATCAATAAATATGGGAAGCGTAATTTTAGGATTTAGGTATTAGCGTTTGCCACCAATAAAGCCATGCTTGATGGTTTAGAAATGAAGCATATTTATGAGCACCGTCAAGTTTTTGGGAAAGAATTTATGTATAACTTGGCAATTGGCGGAGGCGGTGCAAATGGTTATAGACACACAGCGAAGAAACGAAGAAGAAGATGAGTGAAAGTCATAAAGGCATTAAGAATCCTATGTTCAGAAAACCAGCATACGGATTTAAGGGGCATAAACATACAGAAGAATCCAGATTGAAAATGAGAGAATCTCGTATGGAATTTTTAAACAAAATGGTTGTTAATTGAAAGGAATAAAATATGGATTTGCCTATCACCAATATTATTGACATCAATGTTACATTTTTGCCCGCTGGAATAGGAGAATTCAATGTTAATAATGTAGCATTGATTACGAGTGATCCATTCTTGTCAAATCCTAATAGTGATTTTCATAGATCTTATATCTCATTGGCTCAGGTTGGTTTGGACTTTGGTACGACTACAGAGACTTATCTGCAAGCGCAAGCTTTCTTTAGTCAACAGCCTAACGCTGTTGGAGCTGGCGGTACTTTGAATATTTTCCCATCTTTTACAAATTCTTCTTTGGCTTCCGTCTCAGTTTCAGCTGGTGGGTCTGGATATAAATTAGGAGATGTAATCACTGTTTTAGAGACAGGCGCAGGGAGTGGTACTTGTACTGTTTCGGCTGTTAATGGTTCAGGAACGGTCTCCGGATTGACAATCACGAATGGTGGCTCTGGGTATACTGCTACAGTCAGTTTATTAACAAGCGGCGGGGCAGGATCAGGATTGACCGTTACTATCAACTCTCTGACAACTGAAACTCTCACTCAAGCTATTGCACGTACTCAGGCGTATGTATTTTATGTAGGCATTATAAGTACCAACTATGGAGCTAATACCACTTGGCCAGCTTTAGCGAATGCAGTCCAAGGGTATCAAAACAAGCTCTTGTTTTTGCCTTCTAATGCTATCATGGACATCCAAGGTGCTTTTACGACTATACAACAATCAACTGATTATAATACACGGTGCTTGTTCTATTCTAATTCCAACGCTCAACAAGCTCGATTATTCGCAGCCGCATACGCAAGCCGTTTATTGTCTGTAGATGCAGAGGGTTCTAATACAACTTTAACAATGAACCTTCAACAATTAGAAACTATCCCTGCTGATACGGGTATTACGCAGACTTTAGTGGGTTTATGTGCTACAGCGGGCGTAGACATATATCCTTCCACAGCTGGGTATCCAGGCGTTTATTCTAATGGTGCTAATAAATTCGCAGATGAAGCTTGGAACTTGATTGCTTTTGTAGCTCAGTTAGAAGTAGATGGATTTGATTATTTAGCTACTGTAGGCACGAAAGTTGCTCAGACTGAGCCAGGAGTATCAGGACTCAAGAATGCTTATAAGCAAGCTTGCCAGCAATTTGTTAATAATGGATATATTGCTCCGGGAGCTTGGACTTCTGCTCAGATCATCGGCGTACAAGCAGATCTGATTTCTAACATTGCTCAGTACGGGTATTATATTTATAGCCAGCCTGTTAATCAACAATCTCCAGCAGCGCGTGGACTAAGACAAGCGCCAGCTATTTCGATTGCTATAAAAGAAGCTGGAGCTATTCATTCAAGCATTGTTAATGTTTATATCAATCAATAAGGAGATAATCTCATGGAAACAAGTTTAACAGGCAAAGATACAATCATAATTAACGGCAGAGTGCTGAATGACTTCGCTGATGGTGACACTTGTAAATTAGATTATCCCAATGATTTATCTGTTATTAAGACAGGGAAGAATGGGAATTCTATTTATGCTTTTCAATATAGCGGTCTTCAATGCACTGTTGATCTGAGGATATTATTAGGAGGTTCGGATGATGCGTTTCTTAACGCACTCTTGAGCAATTTTATCAGTAACCCTCCTGGATTCATTCTTTTAACAGGTGAATTTATAAAGAACATTGGAGACGGCGACGGGAATATTACGCCTGTTTCTTATGTCATGTCAGGTGGTTCTTTCAAGAAAAATGTGCCAGCAGTAGAAAATGCGGATGGTGACACAAATCAAGCTATTGCAACTTTTATGCTTCACTTTACTAATGCACCAAGACAAGTAGCTCAGTAAGGAGAAAGGAAACTCGAGGATGGAAAAAATCTTAGATAGCGGGGCTAAGGTAAATATTACCTTATCAGATTTCGAGGTTTGTGATCGGCTATTGATTGCAGTAACAAAAGAACTTGAGGGAGTGGGAATATCTCTTGGACTCAAATCAGGGAATTTTACAGATTTCCTGAATATGGATATTGATAAAGACGCAGCTTTGAATACACTTAAGAATGCTATTATGCGTATAGCGTCTTCTAATTTGATAAGACCCATTCTCTGGGAATGTATGCAGAGAGTGACTTATAATGGTTTAAAAGTAACTCCCAAAACATTTGAGGGCGAGAAAGAAAGAGGCGATTGGCCGATCTTGGCTAAGGAGGTGTTGGTCTCAAACCTTATCCCTTTTTTTCCAAGTCTAAGTTCAAAGTTGTCAACCGTCGTAAAGGGACTTACATAAAGCCATCGACCAGAATAGAGGCGGATAATAAGACTGTAATAGGGTTGAGGTTGGCTAAGATATGGAATTGCCATCCAGAAAGAGTTTGGAACACAAGAGTTGACCTCGTAATTGATGCCCTTCAATACGAGGTTTTTTTACAGGAAATGGAAGAAACTTTCTACATTTTAAATAGGAAAGAAGAATGAAAATAGGTGAATTATTTTTCCAATTAGGGTTCCAGACGGATACTGTCAAAGTAAATGACTTTATCAATATGATTGGAAAGCTTAATTTTAATAGCGTTCTCGCTTCTCTTGGCGTTGGTGAACTTTACGAGAACATGAAGAACATTATGACTATAGCTGATCAGACAGCTACGGGAATGAATTTATTTGGGAAAGAAACAGGGCTCTCTGCTCAGAAAATGACTCAATGGTCCCGCTATGCGGAACAAATGGGAGTTTCAGGAGATACTGTCACAAGCGCGCTTACAACGCTCCAGAAGAAGGCTGCTGGGCTTAAATCAGGGTTAGACAGTAGCTTGCTTACTCCACTGTATATGCTCAATCAGGCAGGTGCAGGTATAACAAATGCTGATATAGACAATCCCTTTACTTTCTTAGACAAAGCTCTTAAAGGGCTTCAAATGATAAATCCAGAGCTAAGAACGACTGTAGCCGGGATGCTTGGCATAAGCGAAAAACTCTTGGCTTTAAAAAGCTTTAAAGATGCTGATTTGATCATAGTTCCTACTCCAGAACAAGTCACAGTTCTTATGAATTATCATAAAATATGGACTGCTATAAATCAGAATGTTGGAACATTTTTTCTGGACATGGCAAGCACATGGGCTCCAGATCTTCAAGCTTTTGGGAACTCTCTAAACAATATGGTTAAATATGCAATAAATAATATCGCTCAATTCAAAGCCTGGGCAGAAGTCTTGGTTGGGTTTGCTTCTTTATTTATTCCATTTTTAAGAATCCCTTATGTATTAGAGATAATCTCTACACATTTTAGGAAAGTTAGAGATGATGCCAAAGCTGCTTGGGAGTGGATGGTTAAAGTTGCAGATGCTATAAATCCTAATAAAGTAGCTCAAAATCTCAATAAGGCACTCGGTATAACTCATCCGATTATTGACATTCCAAAGCTTTTGTCTTCGGTGAGTATCCCTTCTTCAATATTAGGCCTTGGGGCTAGAGTTGGGAGTGAAGTTCAAAAATTTGTCACTCAACATAACACCATAACTATAAATGGGAATAATCCCCATGAAATAGCTAAAGCTGTAGATGAAAGACTCAACAAACACTTGTCAGATGCTCAATATCAGTCACCTTTAACAAGCAGATAATATGCCTCAAACAATAGATCTTAACAGTAATCAGACAAATGTAATCGCGCAAACGCAGAATCTAATTGCGAATGTCGTTAATCAATTCATTGTGAGACCTACTGGTGGTTTGACAACGAGTGGAATTAATGGGTTTGTCTTTGACATTCTAGGCGAAGAAGAAATTACCATGGAAAGCGAAATTACTGATCACTATGTTGAGGACAATTACGCTATTCAAGATCATATTGCTCAAAAGCCAATTCGCTATGTCTGCAAAGGGTATATTGGAGAATTAATAAATCTTTTTCCTAGCACTCTTTTATCAATACTTACGGACATTCAGATCCTTGATGCTGTGCCTGGTTTTGGTCCTGTATTCTCAGCGCAAGCTACTCAGGTTTATGCTGAATTGGCAAGTCAAGGGAATCAATCAAATAATGTAATCTCTCAAGCACAAAGCGTATATGCACTATTGTCAGGAGCCAGCACGACAGCGACGAGACAGCAGAACGCTTTTGTAACATTCTCTAACTTTTGGAGCAATCGTCAGTTGTGTACTATAGAAACTCCTTGGGGAGTTTTGTACAATATGGCAATTGAACGAGTTGCTCCTATGCAGAATGAGAACACATCGATCATAAGCGAGTTTACAGTAAGCTTTAAACAGATACGTTTAGCAACAACATTGACAACGCCTTTAACGGTTAATAACCCAGCAGGGAGCGGCGTAACTACGCCTTCGACAAATGGGACAGCCCAACAATAATTTTACAAGTCCTCAACCAGGACTACTTAACACTTCCATTAATAACATCCAGAGCAATGCCAAAGGCCGCGTTTCTCAGATGTTGAGCCCTCTTATTATAAATGGACAGACAACAGGACAAGTGGTAAGCGGAACGCCTCTCTTAAATGCTTTCGGTTTTAATGCAAATTTAACTTTAAACCCAACTCAAATAACTACCCTGACAGCAGATGCCAATCAGAATATTGTGATAGTTCTACCGGATGGGACAAAAATAAACATGACTCTGAATTACTTTGCAGGACAACAGGGTTGGTTTTATAGCTTCAATTATAATAATTCTCAGTTTGTCGTTAATAACAGAAGGCTTATAACGGGTCCTAATATGCTATCTCAATTCCAGAATATTATTGAATTTGGGTTTGCTGTTACGACTACAGACGGGTATGAGCCCGTATTTATTGATGATTTTATATCAGGTAGAGCGAGCTTCTTTGTTTTAACTCAACTAGACATAGCGACTCTTGTGGAAGCTGTAATCAATGCTGTATAAATTTCAAAGAAATTATGAACTTG